TTAAATCTTCATACTTATCGGTTGGGGTGTCCAGAATTAACTGACCATTCTCCACTTTCCAATGATTACCCTTACATTTTCCGAACACGCTAACCTACTTTCTTTGCCTTGTAGAGATTTTGCGCTACGCGAAATGCGTAACTAACCAAGTCGTCTAAGTCTTTGCTTGCTGCCTCGTCAATAGCCAAGAGAGCAATTCGACCGAAGCGCTTAGTCATCTGTCCGATTCTCCCTATCTCACTAGCAGTCAGTTTTCGACTTTGTAACTCACTAACATACCAAACCGTTAAAGCAATAGCACCACCTATATCGTTAGACGCGTGAAGTTTGTCCCACTCATCTTCGACCAGTTTTGAGATATTCCATGCATTTATCCCATTTTGACGCGCTTCTTGTAGTTTGTTCTGAATTGACTCAACAGATAACTTTGCCGACTTCACCCGAGGAATTGCGATAGCAATTTCTGAGGATGTTTGTAAATTATGTGTATCTGTATATGTATCTGTATCTGTATCTGGTTCCATTAGTAATTCATTAACTAATGCATTAGTAATGCCATTAGTTTTTTCTTGGTGCTTTTTGACTCGGTTGCGGTTGGCTTCTTTATCCGCTTCCACCTGCGCCTTGCTGCTTTGGTAAGTCAAGTAATCGTGAATGTCGAAACCGTTACGCGTTGGCATTTCACGCCATAATCCCGCTTCACTTAATTCGACCACTAGAGCCATATTGCCATTTGCTAACTTAGAAGTAACCCCCATAGGCACGAAACCATCCGTCAGAAAACGCCCGCAGTAGCAAAGCGCCTCTATATGAAGTCGAAAAGCGTCATTAGATAACCCAATAACTTTCGGGTGGTCGGGAAACGAATCGTCTAACTTAATCCATGTCACCTACTTCACCGACAATCTGGTGGAAGGGTTGCCCACCTTCTTGGGAACATAACCTAGCAACTTCTCCACTTCCGCCTCGTCTACCGTAGAGCGACCCGCCATCTCGCTCCATGTAACGGTGACCCCTTCTGGACTTACCCCAGAAACACCTTCTAAGGCGGTTTTGAGACCCGCTTGCTCGTCCTCTAGTGTCTTTACCAAGCGGTTGATTTCCAAGTAGCGAGAAGCGGCTTTAACGGCAATTTCATCTTCGATTACTGAACTGGCTGCCGCCGCTTTTTCTTTTCCCGAGCAAAGGTCACCAAAATACTCGCAATAGTGCTGGCAGAAAGAAACCGCGTCACGCTCTGGCGCTGGTTGCTCGTCTCTGGACTTCACATCTTCTAGCCACGCGAGCGCCTGCTCAGCGATTTCCTCTGACCATTCCTCGGTATGGACTTTTATATGACGCTCGTCTCCGTCTCTTGGAATTCCAAAGAGGGAAACTGTCTTGACCGTATGACCATTTTTAGTCAAGAGCAAGCCGTAGAGATGAACCTGCCACCGTTGCTGCTGGTTCGGGAAATAGGCAAGGTTCTTAGTTTTTGTAGTTTTCCAATCTACAAGCGCGCCACTTTCGGGAATGAATAAGTCCACATGACCTTTAAGACCGTTATATTCCACTTCCGTCTCCAGCATAAACTTTTCACCAAAGGCGTCTAGTCGGTGGATGGCTCGCTCGATTTCATGGTGAATAGCCGTACCCATGAGAGCAGGAAGTTTAAGAGTCTTATTCGTTCCCTCTTTGCCTTGGAGTTGTAGCCACACTTTAGGTCGGCAGTCACCGATTTGGCTCGGTCCTATCTCCACCTGATTACTACGGTCACGCGCCTTGTCTGCTTTTTGTAGCGCGTCAATTAAGAATTCCTGAATCTCCATCATGCCCCCACTTCATAAGAGGTACGAACGCTCGTACCTACTGACCTTGTTATGTCTACCTGCTGGCGAAGCCTCTGAGCATTTGCTCTTGCTGCTTTAACCATTGCTTCTGCCGTATTAAGACGGAGAAAAGCACTTTCGTTGGCTACCAAAGCCGAGTCCTCTACTTCTTGAACGCGCATTTTGGTATCCGTACCGCGATAACTCAACCGCACCTTAGCGACCCCAAGTTGGTAAGCACCGAAGGCTAGGTGATATTCCTTCTCTGCTTCCACCAAGTCATGGTGCGCGTTATCTATTTCTTTACTCAGAGCGACTAATCGTTGCTCCACTTTCTCTGGCGTTAGAATTGCCATCGTTATCCCTTCCGCAGTAGTTACATTTCATTCCTTGGTAGTACCAAGCACCACATACACAACGCTTCACGGGTTCGCTCACCAGCGCGTAAAACCGATAAAGATTGCTACAGCAATTGCTGCCCAAGCAAATGTCCAGCCGATACGAGACATGAGTAAATCGTGCTTAAACTTTTGGTAGCGCATTTCGTCATCCCGTAAATCTTCCCAATACATCATCTCGTTCCACTTTTCCCAGTCATCTTCATAACCAGTTTTCATGCTGACTCCTTTAATTCTATTTCGTAATTGACTAGACATACTTTGCAAACATAAACCCGAAAGTCTAAGTAGTCGCCTTTATAGAGTTTCTTATTTGCCGCGTCACACATAGAGCATTTCGCCATTAGAGTTTATGCCCGCAATTCTTGCAAGTTTTTACTTTGCGTTGAGCAATCTCTCGACCATCAACGCAATTTGGGGCAACATAAATAGCGCAGTTATCGCGCGTTTCTTTTAAGCGCACGATATAACCCTCTTTATGAAGAATAGAAAGTGTGCGAGAAGCTGAACCATGATGCCAACCAGTTCTAAGTGCTAACTCGCGCCATGTCTTGCCAAAACAACCAGCCTCTACTACCCACTTAAAAGCCGTTCGTTGCTGGGTGAGAGTTCTGCCGTCTTTATCTTGCGCGATAATTGCCGCAAGACTGGAATCACTTCCCGACCAGCCCGAAGTGCCAGCGTAGGGCAAGATAGGTTCTGCGAAATCTATCTCGTCCATATCACACCAACTCGAATGGTTCTAATGGGAAACCTTCCATGAATTCTTTGGGAGTGCAAACCATAAAGATTTCACCCGCAAAAATTCCCGAAGGCGTGTGCATGGTTTCTTCGTCTACCTGCTCAAAAGAAAAGTATGCATCACTTTCGTCCTTAGATTCTTTCCAACGGATACGCGCAGTAACGCCAACCGCCGAACCGAAAGGACTCGGGTTGGTCGGAGAATAAAGTTCTTCCTGCTTTTGGAGTTCGTTTTCGGCGTTGCCATGAACGACTTCATCTACAAGATTTTGAGTAAGGTCAATAAGTTCCAAAGCCAACTGCTTGACCTTAATCAAGTCATCTACGAATTCACGCGAATACTTTGGCTTGGTCATGACGCCACCTTTTCCGTAAATGCTTTACGGCGCTCCAAGATAAGGCTACGCAAAGAAACTTTCTGGTCATTAACAGTTACTTCTTCATCAAGTTGAGGCTCGAAGTTCTTCCAAATATCGCGCAACTCATCTTCGTTATTGCTTGCGACAATTGCTAAAACGATAGCGTCAGGGTCGGTAGGTTTGTAATCCTTCTTAGCCTTTGCTTGCGGGATAGCAGGTGCTTCTACGACAACTGCTGGTGACTCCACCATAAACCGATTAGCAGGTTCTTCGGCTTGGTTCATCTCATCGTTGGTATAGATACCCGACAAGTCTTGCGGAAATGCTTTGCGAAGCGCGAGTGCCTCAGCACACTTACCCAACATAAGGTCAGGCATTTTCTTCCACATTGGGCTAGAAGGAACGGCGTAGGAATCCCACTTAGCAATCGCGTAGAGGGCTTCCTCGAAACCATTGCGATAAACGCCTACACGCGCTGCTGACGGAAACTCTTTGGAGAGCCATACTTCTTTCCAAACACCATCTTCTCCGCACCACAGGGTCGGAGTCTGACCTGCGTACTCGCCAGAGCGTTGCGCGATAATACGAAAGCCATCTATGCTGGTTTGAATTTGCGCCTTACCACCGCGCTCAATCATGTAAATCTGTCGTGCGAATGGGTCTAAGCCAGTTTTCTGTGAATAGTGGAGAAGGACTGCTAAATCTCCCTTGCTTACATTTCCCAGACCTAGTTGCTTAAGTGCTGCCACTTGCTTCTCATCCCAGAAACCTTGCGTGGGTGAGACGGCGAGAGTTGCGTTTCCTGTCATTTGGTTGCCTTCCTGATTCTGGGTTTCCCCGTTGGGTGTAACTTTTCTTTCATATCTTCTAACGCTTTTTCCTCAAAACTGCCGATAACATTATGGAGATTAGAAATGACCGCCCAAGTAAGTGACGGGTCATCTACGGCTACTGCTTTCTTAAGATTGACCGCAGCATTAACCATAAACATACGAACATGAGCGTCCATTAGATTCTCCCCCATCGGTATCCGCAAGTATTGCCATCGCAACCCCACCAGAGGTTGCAGTCAACATAATAGATAAGACCACCGACAATCGCCCCAAAGACAAGAAGGACGATTATGCCTCGGCGGGTGAAGTGCCAAGTAGACTCGCGCTCAATCCAAGTGCCAAAGACATAGGCTAGAGCAGCACCGATTAGAGGTGCTATAACGAAACCAACAATAAGATTTAACATTTATGCCACCAACTTTGCTACTCGGATACAAGGCAAAGAATATTCAGCGATTACAACAAAACCGTTCGCCTTAAGTGCTTTGACTGCTTGGTTAAGAATGACGGCTGCTTCTTCTTCTGTAAACTTTTGACCGCTATAGCCGTGAGTGAAAGTAATATCAAATTCGCCTGTCGTTACTTTCTTATACTGCGGGCGAGAATTGCGTGACGCGACATTAAATGAAGTCGCATTTTCGGTAACCTCTACGCCTGAGTAATGAGCGTAGTGAGTTCTAATGTCGCGCAGCATTGAGCCACCCGCAGACACTTTGCGGTAACGGACAATTTTTGCCTTGCGAAGAATGCCAGCAATCTGAACCTTAGTTACTGACTTGTCTATAACCAACGAATTTAACTGGTTATTTGCCATTTTTACTACCTACCCTTTTTCTTTTAGACGACCTTGCGCCGTCTTATGCCTTAATAATAGAAGGAAATGTTTGGTCGGACAACCATCTTCTTAATTTCTTTTTTGATAACTGGAATATGGTTGTTGTTGTAGCGAACGCGATTAGTTCTGTACGACTGACGCAACTCAGTTGCCGCCTCGTTGCCCAAAACGTTTCTAACCAGAAACAGGTAAACCCCAGCAAACTCTGGACCATGCTTCGAAAACGGAGTTAAACAATGGGCTATTTCATGCAAGACGACAGATTCATCTCTTGCCCACCGTCCAAGGGAAATAATGCTTCCCCCAATAGCCATAGCCCCACCACGACCCGACTTAACTGCAATTCTGCGTTGACCATAGCGTTTGGTAATAAACTTCTGAGAAAGAATTAAATCTACATAACGCTGACAAAAAACAATTGGAGTATTTGAGTTCAAGTCGTATTGACTATATTTAACTGCCCACTTAGATTTGTATTTACCATAGATGACTGACTCTGCCGCATACAAACGCGAACGCTGACTGTCTCTAGTATATGCCATTCCTGCACCTATCTTTTTAGACGACCTGATGCCGTCTTGTGCTTTAATTATAGCATAGAATTTTTACTAACACAACCATCTAAAAGAAAAAGTTTTAGCAGGGGAGACGGAAAAGTATCTCCCCCACCATTTAACTTTTAGAGAAGCGCGAGCGCCTTAGTTTTGAGTTCGTCACCAGCACCAGTAAGGATTCGCTCTGCGCGCATTACTTCCTTATCGTTGCCACCGCGTACTGGCTTAAACCAGTCAGCGTATTCGGCAACTGCGTTAAATGCTGCGTACTTGCTTCCGCGAATACCGTCTTGGGTTGGTGCGTTCCAGAGGTTAAGCAAATCCCCGCGCATGGTTTCTGAAGTCGTAATCTTGGTCTTGGTATCCATGTCGTAGTTAATAGGGACGATAGTTTCGACCAACTTTTCGTAATCGGTGCTAGAAAAGTCAGCGTTGAGAAGTTCGTATACTTCTTGCTCGAAAGCGTCTTGGTACTTATAGATAAGACCAAGTGTTTCCTGAACCTGAGCAACTTTGCCCTTTAATCCGCTCGTATGCTTAAGCGAAATCTTGGCAGGCGCGCTACGAACAACTCGGCGAATCTGGTTGGTGCAAGCAAGACGGACAGGAGTAACGCCGACATTAAAAGCAGTCGAACCGTCATGGGAGTTAGAAGCGAAAAGATACATCTGGGTTGAATCGTTAGCAATAGTGACGGTGCTTGGCATTTCGATAGAAACATAAGTGCGCTTGCCGCCAGCCAAAGTGCCGACAGAATCGAAATTAGCACCCGACTCATCTACAAGCAGGTTAAGAAAATCGAAGGCTTCGACATCTTGAATAGGAACATAACGCTTGCCGACTACACCAAGAGGAACAAGGTCTGTCGCGGTTTGGCGGTAGGTCATAAACTTGTCTGGTACAGAAATGGTGGAAACGCCTTCTTCGGTCATCACGGTGGCGTTTACGGCGTAATCTGACACCTTTACTTCGCCGTCAAGACCCGCGATATGGAGCGCCTCCTTAATGGTGCTTGCTGACTGGGCGCGAGCGCCAAGACGGTACTGCGGTGCTACGCGATTTGCTGGTTTTACTAGCATGATTTGCCTTTCGGTTAAAAAGAATCCCCTGCGGATTCTTTAGTGCCTACCGAGGGAATCGAACCCTCGCAAGTTCCAAAGTAGGCGATTACTGCTAGATACGAGAAACGAGCAACCAGCCCATTTCCTCTACACGCCAAGTGTGAACTGCTTTGCTTCCAGAATGGTAAAGTTGGATTTCATCACCAACGCTGAGAGCGGTATGAGTACGGCGTGGGTCAAGAAGTGGCTCAATAGTTCTCCAGAGGACACCCTCGTAGCGATTGGTATTTGAGTAAAGCGAGTTAAGCAGCCAGAGCGTATGCTCTTCGTTGGAATAGTCGTGAGGCAAAACGAAACTTACAGAAGAAACAATTCTGCCCTTTTCTGCTGCCGTAGCAGCAAAGGCTTTCCAAGTAATAGTAACGGTGGTAGAAACCAACGAGTTTAACTGGTTTTCTGAGATAGTTGCTTGAGACATTTGCCACTCCTTATTTTCTAGACGACCCGTTGCCGTCTTCATGCTTTTATTTTAGGATAAAATACTTAGCAGGACAACCAAGTTTTAAGAAAAAGTTTTAATTTTTTTGGCAGCCCAAATCATGTCCTCTACGAGCGCCCACTCATCCGCTTCGGCTGCTCGCCAAATTGGTGCAAGTGTCTCGAAATCAAGTTCGGTGGTATCCACCTCTGCTATGCGCGCCATTTCTTTGACGCGCATAATCTTCTTTCCGCGATTGCAATTGGGAGTCATTATGCCTCCACAAAACGCTCAAAGGAAAAACCTTTAACATCGTCATAGCAGGTATGGCAGTATGGAAACTTCTGTCCATCCATGCCTTCGACAAGTTTAAAGAAGTCAGTATCGCCACACGCGCAGCGTGGAGTGTCTCCTGTCTTGATAATTGTCTCAAAAGCAAAGAGCGCCATATCGCCATTCTTGTAAGTAGCAAGAATGAATGAACCTTTTTCGCCGTAAGCAGCGATGTGGTAACGGCAAGAGTTCCAGACATTTTCTTCGATAGTAGAGTAAAGAATCGCCTCTTGGTAAAACTTATTGCTGGCGTTCTTGTACCACTTGATAATGCTTTCACCCTGAGTAATTGTAACGGTTGAGACGGTTGAAACCAACGATTCGCGTTGGTTAGATGACTTGGACATTTCCTACCCCTTTGCCTAGTTAGACGACCGAGCGCCGTCTATGCTTAAATTTTAGGATAGAAGTGTTACAAAACCAACCAATCTGACCAACTATTTTCGTTAAGGGTAGAATCCCGCTATGACCTACATCTTCGTTTCCCTCGGTGCTTTGACGGTTGGAATAGATAGTGACGCCAACTATCCTGACGCAATAGATGACATTACTAATCGCACTAAAAGCCTGCTTAACGAGGCTTTGGAAATGTGCAAGGAGAAAGGTTTAGACCCGTTGGCTGAGTACGCAACGGTTCCAGATTTTGACGATTACGATGACGAGGACGAGGATTAGTTGCCCCCGCTTTTCGCGTATGTCTACGAGTTTTCTGAATGTCGCAATCCCGAAGATGGAATTGACGACTCAGTTCTCGATTTAATCTAGCCAGACTTTATACTCGGCGGTAACCCGACCTTTATCGGGGTCTATGAAATGGAGTCTCTGTGAAGGAATGGCTGAAGCGGCTAGCAAGTCTCGTGCGTAGCGGTTATCTGACTCCGTCGAACCAGTTTGGTAGACACTTCCGAGTCCATTAGCCATCGGCCAGCAAGCGTGAGTGTGATAGTGACCGACATAGACATCTCTAAATTCCCAAGGGTAAGCACCTGAGCGCCAACGGTTAGCGTGTTGGACGATAGCGGTAGGAGAGGCAAATCCATTACGCCCCACTTCGTCACCATGAATAAGAAGTGCGCGATAGTTTCCTACTTGGACTCTCTGGACATCCTCTGGGCAATCTTCCCAAGTTAAACGCTTTTCATTTTCGAGCAACTGACGCGCTAACTCGTAGCACATTCTGTCGATGTTGTCGTTCTTAGGAACATCTGCTCTCTTGCTACCAATTCTTCCATGGTTGCCCCACTCGGCAACGACAGTTACTTTTTCGTAGATAGATAGCGCCCGCCGTACTGTCTCAACGATTAAGCGCGAGACATTTACATACTGACCAAAGATAGTTGCATCTACTTCGTGAAGTTGAGCGGGATAGTTAAAAAGACCTTCCACCATATCGCCACCAAAAAGAATGACCACATCTTTGACGGGATGGTGAGTGCGTTGGATGTCAGTAATCTTTTCTGCTTTATCCACAAAACCAAAAACGCGTTTCCGCATGACTTCCGAGTTATAAGAAGAAGTCATCTTTGACCCTTGCCAGTCGGTCATGTGCCAAAGAGCCACCTCTGCCGCTTTTTTGCGGGTGTCTAACTTAGGCGGAGTAATAGCGGGAATAGCACCAAGAGCCAAAGTAGCGTCACGCGCTGCTTGGATAGTTGCCTCAACTAATTCGTTAGTGCGTTGCTTGGCTTCCAGTAATTGCTTTTGAGTGCGAACAAGCGCTCTCCGCAATTCTGTGACATCTTGTGATTCGATTTCTGGTGGCAACTCGCTTAAGCGTTTATCAAGAGTCATTACGGAACTTCACCATGTCGAGAGCGTGGGTTGTGTAACCCAATTTATCGTTCCATGAATCTAGATGGTCAGGGTTGGCAATACACCGCACCGACTTAAATGCGTCCATCATTAACGCAACTTGGTAAGCAGGAATGTCATGGGTGAGATTAAGCATTGCGCCCCAGATACGACCAATCATGCGAAAATTAGGAAGCGGGTCGCCGTATTCTTCTTGACGGTTTTCCAAAATCTTTTTTACTTGGTCGGACATTTGCAATTCCCCTGCCTATGAGTATTGAAATTATTATCGCTGGTTCGGTAACCTTCTTGGCGAAGTGCCAAAACAAGAGCGTGAGTAGAGACACCGCTTGCGATGGCGTCTAGTAGGGTTTTTTTATCCCCTTCGGATAGTTTCTCAATTAGCAAACCAACCGCGCAAAGAATACTTTCTTTTTTTACGTGTGCCTGAATTGCGTCTGATAAAGCCATAAAAGAAATGTAGCAGTAAAGACTTAAAGATGGAAGTTAAGAAACCACCTGATTATTGACATACGGAGTCACGATATGCGACTCGGGCTGGACATCTGGGCGGCTGGTTGGGTTATGGGGAACGCAACCCCCGCCGATAAAACTTGGCAGGACATACATAAGCACTTTTTTAATATCAGTAGAAAATCCCGTAGCGCCCCATGTGGTCATGGCAGTACCAGCGGCAAGCGTCAGCGCCTTAGGGTCGGTTACATGGAAACGAATCATGGCAGTTCTTTCATAAGTAAATTATAGGTTGTCTGGTTCATAGCCCCTTGGACGAGGTTGTGAGCCTTCTGGAAGGCTTTTAAGGCGCTTTGGTCACCCGTTGTCCAAGCACTATTTTCGGCGACCGCAGGGAGCAATCCAGCCTTAAAAAGAGCCTTCTCTACGGCAAGGGTCGAGGCACTTTTCGCCTTAGGCACGAAATCACTAGCCTTCCACGCGGGAGCACTAAAAGTTGTAGTTACTTTAGTTGTCGTGGGGGTTGTCTGATGAGTAGCCGCAACCCCGCCTGCCCCAAGGGCAGTCGCACCCGCGACTCCACCCGCCACTAACTTATTGGTTCCCAAGGATTGCGCTGGCTTAACTACCGTTTCATAGTTAGGTCTGACTATGGCTAAGACATAAAGATATGCCCTATGACGCATATAGACACCATGCCCGTCATACTGGCTAACGTCCGTCATGTGCTCAGGACCCGTATTGCCTTCTATCGTAGTAATACCATCACGGCTAGCAGCAACGACAATACCTACATGGTCAGCCTGTCCATTACCTGCCCACGAAAAGAAAACTAAATCTCCCGCTTGTCCCGAATACTTAGGAACGACTTGCCCTTTCTGCTGGAACCAAGTCAAACCAGCAGGGCAATAGGAAAACCCTTTAGGCGTCTGAGCGGCGACTAAATTGGAAAGATTATTCTGGGCAAATACCCAAGAGACGAACATGGCGCACCAAGGCTCATTAGAAATCCCGTACCAATCCCCGTAAGGATTCGCGTCAGTAGCACCACCGTAAAAACCTGTCTGTTTTTGTGCAGTAGTAACGATATCTAACGCGGTTGCCATTCTTGCCCCAATCTATATAGAAAACCCCTACGACCTGAGTTGCGGCAGGGTAGGGGTTTTCGGCAGCGAAATTACTTAGGTGTGTCTGCCTTAGCGACCTTCTGTGCTTCAGCCAAAGCAGCGTCTACGGCTGGTGCTACCAAAGTGGTAGGAGCGCCCGTGACGGATGAAATTTGGTTAATAAGTGACTTGGGATTGACCTTTGCCAAGATAGGTACGAGCAAGCCACCGACAAGACCGCCGACAACGATTTCTTTAATATTGCGGTGGTTGAGTTGGTAGGTTGCGTATCCAGCAGCGATAATGCCGTAGCCGTAATGCTCAATAAGCGCCTTCTGGGTTGCCGAAATCTTAATCTTTAGTGCCATCTTTATCCTTCTTTCCAATAAGGGAACGAACATACTTTTCCGCCTCATAGTCAGAGGCAGAAGCGTGGTGGATACCACCGACTCCCCTATGGTGCTTTTCGCATAACCACATGAGATTCGCTGCTGATTCTACCCAAGCGCCGACTTCGTTAGGGTCAGAGACTCCAGGATAATCCACTTCCAGCCACTTTAAGTCTACTCCGTTCTGGAGCGAAAATTCGATATGAGCGTGGTGGAGTTCTAGTCCTCCGCCACATTCCGATTCATCATTGCGATGAGCGCCAATAGCGCACCGTGCGGTGTTTTTGGTTCTGTTACGGAAGGCGTTGAAATCTTTGTAGTTCGGGTCGCTCTCACGCGGCTCATGCGGCGGATAGTGGACGACATAGGAGTTCGTGATGGCTTGGTCATGCGCGTCCATTAGATATCGAGTTTAGTTTTGATAATCGCTTGGTTTACTTGGAGTTCGTGCAAAGCCGCGTCTTGACGGTTTAGTTGGTCTTTCATTGACCCGCCACCGTTTTCGTATAACTGGTATTCAATTTTGTCCAACCGCTTATCCATTTTGCGGAACATTCGGTTAATGTAAAAGAAAGGTGCGCCGATTATTACTACACTTTCTAAAGCCGCCCAAATACCGTTACTGATAGTTGAGGCGTTGTTCCAAAATAACATAGTTGCGCCCTTTCGGGTTATATTGGGTTAGACCCAAGTTATGGTGCGGACAGTTCCATTTGCGTCAACTATCTTAGCAGTATTGCTCGTGGAGTTAATCCAGATGTCACCTTTGCGAGGATGAGCAGGGTCGGTGGCAACGACAGGAGCAGTAAAGCGATGCGAATTTTCTAACTTGCGAAGGCGCAACTTTATATCGTCAAAAACAACTTTAAGGTCGGGGGCTAAGTTTAAGTATCCCATCAGTAAGTTCCTGTCGTTAGGGTGAGAGTGATTTGCTCGGGTCCATTCTCGCCGGGCGTAACCGTTAGACCAATAATACGAAAAATTGCGTCATACCCGTTAGGAAAAAACGGGTCTTGAATACGAATCCGCGCCTCATCTGCTAGTTCATAACTTCCAAATACGGGGTCAAGATATGGCGGAGCAGAAATTTTAAGAGTAATCGGCGGGTAAGAAACGGCATTTACTTGACTTGTCGCCAATCCAGAAAGAAGTGTGGTGTCGGTGACATCTGAGTAGCTAGTAGTAGTTTCTAGTAACGCCCAACCAGCAGCAAATTTGGTGCTATCCGTTGCCGTAGCAATAAGTTCACTTTCGTTAGAACCTGCTCCTGTCGCGTAAATGGTGTTTGCCG